TCTAGCACTAGCAGTTATACTAGCCGCTAAATCCACATCAGCCCATCCAAAACCTTGATATCCAATAATACCATAGAAAGAAGCCATCAATCTTTTAACCGCCATTTGATTATTATTCCATTTCATTTTTTCTTCTTTAGTTTTTGCCGCATACATTTTTTTCTTATATGTATCTCTTAAACTTTTCAAAGATAAAACTGCCTTAGGTAGTAAACCTAATCTATCTGTTTTGAAGTAAATATATCTTTCTTCAAGACATTCGCTAAAATCTCTTGGAGTTTTTATATTAACTGCAAATTCAGTTGGTTCTTCACTTTTCGTTTCCCATGATATATTGCGAGCAATCATCATTGAAGGATATAGACCTGCGAAATCAAATGCCGCTACACCTAAATGTAAACCATTTGTTCTTTCTGATTCGGGGTTATATATCATTGCACCCTGATAATCTACCTTTTTACCTTTTGCTTTAGATGGTGCTTTCCACCACGCATTACGCATGAAATAAATAGAGCCCATATGACTAGCATAAAAACACGCATCAAATGGTGCAACAATTAATCTTTGTAAAGAAAGAATAGCCTCAGATGTAAAATTTTCTTCGTCTAATCTAACTAATAACTCAACATCTTTTTGTGCATATTCGCAATATGTTGCAGTATCTTCTAACCAACCTCTAGCAAAAAATTCATTTTTATCTGGGAATTTTTCACTAACTAATTTCTTATCGCCCAAAACATTTTCTGAAATATAGTCAAGTGCTAAAGAAGGTAATGTTCCTCTTTGTGCATCATTCCATTGACGTTCAAATGCTAAGTCAAGATTTAGTGTAATCCTACCTTTTATTGGTTGTGATATTGGGCTATACGACCTGTTAGTAAATTTAATACCATCGTTAAAATAAACTCCATCTACTACACCATAAGGAGATAATCTTCTAGCATCAATTCCATTATGAACTGCACGTTCAATTAATTTAGGCAAATCGAACTTAGAGCCAAACCAAGATATTAACATATCGGGGTCGGTATGCTCAATTTGATGCATAAATTCTTCAAGCATTTCTCTTTCACTTTCAAAGATACGGACACCATCATTACGAGAAGGATATTGCATTATAGGTAACTTTTCATGTTCTTCATCAGTTGCTTGATAATGAGGAAACCATACATAAGTTGTATATTTTCCAATCTCTTCTGTTTCATAATCAGGGTTAAACATATCCATTGGGTCTTCGGGATTTAATTTTATTCCAAAATTATCATACACAACAATACAAGTAATTGCACCTTTATAATCGTGGTCATCTGGCAACCATTCCATATCCCAATACCATTTTCTTAAATCATATTCTTCAATGCTTTGCATTTTATCTACTGCATATCTATGATGAATAGGAACATCTGCTTCAAATGTTTCTTCCCATAATTTAGATACAGTATATTTTGCTCTATTGTCTGCAGGACTCCAAGTTACCTTTGTTAGTTTTTCACCATCCAAAGAAACTGCTTCATCAGAATAATTTACAGATAAATTATATTTAGGAGAACCACGTCTTAAAGAAAAGGCCGCAGAAGAATATTTTCTTTCATTATCTTTAATCCAAAAGTAAGGATTAAAGTCTTCATATCGGACTTTCTTTTCTCTTCTTTTTCCATTTTCATCTCTCCATCTTAAACCAATGAATTTTCTTTCATCCACATCACATATTATCATTCTATCCCCTCACATATGGCGCAATAATCAATCTTCTAGAGCCTAATATATCAGTTATTAGAATCGGGCTATCGTCATTAAACCAAATGAACATTTCACTATCCTTTTTACAGAACTTTTCAAGCGGTGCAGTAAATTCAACTGTTGCACTTTCTCCTTCTGCATTAGTTAGTAATAACCTTTCATCATACTCTTGACTATTAGTTGAATCCTTAGAAGATATAACACAAGTATGGGTCTGTGTTATTGTTGTTTCTTCGTTATTATAATCTAATTTGTATATAGCACTACCAACAATACCTGCATTTTTAATTGCAGTAGAAAGAACATTTGCATTTAGAGTTAATTTAGTATTAAATGTAACTTTACTAAATGAAGCATTCGTATCTGATATGTTACAAGACATTAACTTTTCAACAATATCTAAATTGGTTTCTGAAATTCTTTGTGCGATTTTAGCACGTTTTAATCCACAAACTAGATTTAAAAACCCTTCACCAATACAAATATCTACATTTTCAACATCTTGACCCTTGAAAGTTTTTAGATACTTTACTAATACTTCTGCATCACATTTAAAGATTTTATTTTCATTAACAGGAGTAATACTTACTCTAACCATTGAAGCCATAGTATCACTACTACAGGAAATAAGCACAGAAGGAATGTCTTTACTAACAATAAAAGTTAGAGTATTATCAATACTACTTCTTTTACTTCCACCTGTATTTCCATATTTACCTTTTAATGTGGCCGCCCCAATACCTTCTATTAATTCATTCAAATTTATATTTATTATTAACACATATATCCCTCAAATTTTAAATTCTTTTAGTTCAGGTATTCCGTTCCAAACAATATTGGGGGCTTTACCTTCTCTAATAGTCCAAGTAGTACCCACTAAATTACCATTAGTACGACTACCTATTAACTTTGCAAAATATTTTATTTCACCTTTTTCTTCACGACTGTAACATCTAATCTCTTGTTCTAGTTTACCGCCCCAATCTTGCCAATTAGGAATAAATCCTACAACCGTATTATCCATGTATTGTTCTTTTTCGTGTGTAATATAAATTACATCACATTCTAAAGAATAAACTGATTCCATCATAAAGTTAAATGTTTTATTTCTTTCACCATATTGGAAAGGCATAATCTTTGTAACTTTTGTTGGGTCAGGATTAATTTTCAACATACAAGAATTAAAATATGTATCTACGCCATCAAACACAAATACAGGATTTTCCCCGTCTTGAATTTGTTGTCTAACCATATTAATAAACATCAATGAATCTTTTTCGGACTTATTAATATCAATTACATTCTTTTTATTTCTTGTTATTGGACAATAGACCTTAATTCTATCGGTTGCATCATGGTGTTCTTTCCATGTTGATTCGACTCCCCTATCCCAATCTAATACATAGATTGGTCTATCAGGAAAATCAAGAGATAAACCTGTTTTACCTG